ATAGTAGTACCATCAGCGTATTTTGTCATGTGCTTTTCTTGATCTTCGGCTTCATGCTCTTTTGTGTAGATAGCGGGTAAAACTACACCATTGTTTAGTTCCCCACACGGTGATAATATCATCACTTGCTCGCCTATGCTTGGACTCCACCAAGTTACGCAATCGCCTGCTCTTTGGGTAAGACAAGGTAGGAATTTGGTTGTTAAATTGCCAGTCTTTATTTTGACTTTGGATCCTTGTACTTGAAATACTGTGCCCACCTTAAGTATATTAGCTACTCTGCGTTGTATATCACCTAAGAACTCTTCAATTTGCATTTTCAACTATCTCCAACTCAAACTCTGGTGATATCCCGTTAGGCTCATAGATAGTGCCACCAAATAGCACGCTTACTAAAAAATTAATCTCCCAAGCAATATAACCATCTACATCTGGGGTAAATTCATCGCTTTGATTTGATAAAACTGTAGTGTCTTTTATTTGAGCATTTTTAAAGTTATTGCTACTAAGAAAACAACCTATTTGCAACGCCATATCTCTCATTGCTAGCTTGTCTCTTATCTCATCAGAGTATGCGAGCCTTAGCGTGAATTGCATTTCCACTTCATTAAGGTCTGAATTTACATCTATATGATCAAACTCGCCTAACTCTATATTAGCAAATGGTAGATGATATTTATTTAACTTTTCACGGTTGGGATATATAGCCCAATTAAGAGTATCGAACTCTTCTTGTAAACTCTTATAAACAACTTCTGTAATATTTGAACTATTCATCTAAATTTATACCTTAAAGCTTGTTCAAAGTTTTTCTTAAATTCACTATCAAAATAATAAGGTAAGCGCTGATTAATAATCTGCGATACATTTTCTTCTATCTCTAGCCTTGCTTTATTTCCACTATCTCGCAGATAAACTATACCATTTACAATAAAAGCATTATCAGCTCTTACACCTCGAACAACTACATCTTTGCCTACTTTTTTCAAATTGCCTAAAGCACCTAATGGGATGTCATTAAGTCCTGCCCATATTTTGTAATCTTGACCATCAGATGTTTTCTTTTTATAAAGTAATAATCTTTTTCTAATAACTTTAATTGGTAGCTTTAGCTCGCTTGCTAAGTCTTTGGCTATGCGTGATTTCGCTCGTGTGATACTTCTACCCATAGAAGAATAAAAAACTCTGCGGACTGTTTTATCTTTAAGAGATAATCCTGCTATAGCTTTGGCGATATCATTAGTTTTAGTTCCCGAAACTGAAATCATCAAACACCTCATCATCGTTATAATAACTAAGCTCTGCTCTTAGTACACCACCCTTTTCTTTTGTTATATTTTCTATAATTACGGTTTTAGATGACTCTACTAAAAGTACTTTGTCTTTACGATTAAAATACTTAGCTTCATTTGGATAAATTAAGAGAAAGCCAGCGGTGTTTTCAAAACTAGAAAAGCCCAGCTGGGCAAGTTTCGTGCCATCGTCATGTATCACATTCACTTCTTGATTAGATGATAAGACTGTCGCTTTTTCTGCCCAATCCGTAAATGCACAATCAATGGCTTCGTTTATGTTTAGCATTTTTTTGACCTTAATAATGGACAGCACAATGTGCTATCCCTACATTAAAAAAGATATAGTCATACTACGGCTTGACCATAGTATCCATTTAGATTTACTTCTTAGAATCTTCTTTAATTGCTTCAACTTCTTCATTGATAGCTTTTGCTTTACCCGTATATTCTTTTGCGAGTTTTCTGCTAATTAAAAATTTAGCTTCTGGTGCAGACAGTAGTATAATATCGCCTACACTTCTTGGCTTTGCCGCTGCTACAACTGATCTTGTTAATTGTACTTTCATTTTATTCTCCATTGTTTTTTATGTTAAAAATTAAACTGTTCTTGTGCCGATTGCAAAAGCTTCTGGTCTTTTCACTGCTACATCTACATCTTGCATAGCGATGATTCTAATAGCACCTTGAGCAGCTTTGGTATAGGGGTCAACTTGAAGTGACAAACCATCCCACATACCTAGAAGTATTTGGCTAAAGTCGCCAAATATTACTTGTACAGCATCTATCTGATTAGAAACTTCTGTACTATAGCCATTGATAGTATTGTTTGGCTCCCATATCATCGCCTCGCCTTGTGCAGTCTTAGGTGTAGACTTCGCCATTCCACGCATTACGGGGTTTAACAGGTAACGCATATTATTAACATCAGCATTGTTTTGAGAAATCAAAGTCTCTAGCATGATGAAAGCGTCTAAAGCTAAATCATTTGCAAATGTGAATGTACCAACGCCTGTGGTTGAATTCAAACCTAGCGGTTGTTTACCGCCTATACCGTATAGTATCGCTCTATCAATCTCTAAGGCGATTGCAGATATCAAGTCATCTTTGATTAACTGCTCGGCTGATGGTGTAGCGTTTAATAGCATCTTTCTTGAAATATCATGCTTAACTGCGACCGTTTTAGGGCTTAGTGTAATTTTTGATGTTGCATAATCGCCATCAGGAGCATCTTCGCCCTCGCCAATCCAATAAGCACTCGAACCCGCTACCTGCATAGGTATATCGATATTACCCTGTAGACCTGTTAGCTTTTTAACTAGCGGTAGGATTATAGACTTATTCTCAAGCATTTTGATAAAGCTATTTGGTTGTAATTCTGTACCAACCAAGCTACCACCATTTGTAGTATCAAAACCTCTTTGCAATACATCAGCAGGCACCATAAAAGTAGCATCTTTGCCAAGTTTTCTGATAGCTGTTTCAGACATTTCTATTTCAAAAGCGGCTCTTTCAGCATTTTTCGCAGTTGGATTTGATAGGTATTCTAATGCTTTTATCCAGCTGTAGCTTCTCACTTCATTATCAGTCATGCCGATAGTATTAGCACCGCCTGAGCGAGCTGTATCTATAATTGGGCTTGCACTTGCTCTTTGAGCTAGCGTAGCCTTGTTTCTAGTTGCAATACTAGAAAGCAATAAAGACCTAAAAGCATCAGCTGTTGTATCGCTATTGATATGTTCATCAGCAAGCTCACGGACATTATGCTCATTAGCTAAAGCATTAATCTCGCTAACTCTAGCTCTCTCTGCTTTTAAAGTATCAGCTGGGCTGATTGTTGGTTCTGCTATTGCAGGCGTTGTATTATCACTCATATTAGTTTCTCCTTTTTGATGATTGATATTGTTTTTATTCTTCTTTTTTGCACTTCTTCCTATACCTACAGTGTGATCAGCAGGTACGCTAACTGTTGAAATCTCGTAAGGTTGCCATTTTTTGATATATACAGTATCTGTAGTGTCGATATATTCAGCTTCTAAAACCATATAGCCAACAGATATATTTTTGATTATTCCATCTTGAATATCTTGATAGATCTCTTCGGCTTCTGCTCTTTTTGAAAACTTCACTTTAGCACGACATTTATTGCTATCTAACCAAGCTTCTTGAATAACTCCAATTTGCTTACTACGGTTATGATTGCTAAGTAAAGCAGCACTATTATTAAGCCTTGAAAAGTCGATAGCTTCTTCTGTATGTACCAAGACCTCTTTAGTATCGCCCCAACGAGCATAAGGCTCATTACTAGAAAAACTTAGCTCTACAGTCCTGTTTTCTTTATCAATATTTGAATTATTAATGGCTAAACTTTTTTCAAATTCTTGTCCGACCATTTGGCTTATATCCATACTTACTCCATTTTCACTCATCGTCATATATCCCTAGCTCTTGCATTATTTTTTTATCGTGCGATATTTGCTCTAGCACATCATCAGGGTCGCCACCGCGTTCTAGTATTGATTCACTCAAGCTCATAGTCTTATTGCGTAAGTTTTCTGATAATCCTTTAGCATCCTTGAGTGGGTCAATCCACGCCCAGCTTCTAGCTTGGTATCGTACTTTTTCTAGCACTTGCTCATAAGTATCAGCACTTATTAAACCTAAGCGTCCAGACAGATGCTCAACATCAAACCAAGACTCAAAAACTGGCTGTATCAAACTTTCTATCATTAGCTTTTGGAGTAGTCGCCAGCTATCTCTTTCAGCTAGTAAACCTTGTCTAGCAGATGAGTAATTAACCTTTTCTAGGTTGTTACCAAGGTTTATAAAATTAACCCCATAACCAAGAGACAGCGACACCGCACGCAGTATTGCATCTTTGAAATTACCATATTCTTTACTTGGGAATTGTGACGCAACTGTTTTGAACTCCATTCCATCTTCAAGTACAGCAAATCTTGCACCTTCGCCAAGATCGACTTCTGTTGTTTTTTCGGTTTCATCTTCATCATCGTAGCTTGAAGTTACAGGTTCATAATCATCTTTTGGCTTATTTACAAAGCCAGTTATTTTGGCGGATTGTCTAGCATTATCTATAGCAGCCGTTTCGAACTGTCCTAGCAAACCAAGTCTTATAAGTGCCGTAGCAACCGCAGATATACCGCGTTTTTGTCCTATAAACTCTTGTATAAATATATGCTCTATTTTTTCTTTAATTATTCGTTTACGCGTGCCGTTTTCAGATATAAACCAATAAGCTATAGCTCTACCGAATTTGTTGACTTCGACACCGTTTATTATCTTTTTGTCGCCTGCAAGGTTAATGCTGTAACTAGCATCTATTTTGCTCGGCTCGATTAGCTGTAATTGCAACTTATCATCGATGATATTCTTAACTACAAATATCTCGCCATCTCGCAGTAATGAGCGAATACCTAAAAGCTGTACATCGACAAAAGACATACTACCTGTTACATCGCAGGTGCCTTTTTTGCACCACTTTTTGAAATTTCTTTCGATTATTTTATTTAGTTCAAGATTTTCAGATTTGGATTGTATCCTAATGCCGTTATGTCCGACTACATTAATACAAGCTTGATTAACAAAACCTTTGACATAATCATTGTTACAATAAGCGTTTCTAGCTCGTTCTTGCAGTTTTAAGTATTCACTTTCTATAGTAGTATCAATATCTGTGCCGTTGATACTTAGCTTTTGTATTAGGGTACTTGTAGCACTTTCATAATGCACAAATCTAGTCTGTGAGCTAGGTCTTTGCTTTTGTCTTGTCTGAGCTTTCTTTGTAAATAATCCAAACATCATGAAAACCTTGTGAACCCTTTGAATACTCTATTGCTAGTAGACGAGCTTGTGCCTGTATTAGATGCTTCAAGTTGTGATACAACTTTTATAAGTCTTGATTCATCTTTGACAAGGTCGTCTATATGTCTATACTCTGCAGTATTACTACCGTAGCCGTATTTTGATACATGAGTTGAGCGAAGTTTAGTTAGTTGCTGCCTAACTAACTCTAGTTGCTCTTTGTAATAATTCAAATCTGTCTGTGGGCTCATCAATACTGCTATGATTGTTAATATAGTTACATTATAATTAAAAAAGATTATAGAAGTGGCACAAGCTATTTTGCTTTGATTATGAATTTGACTGCTATATTTTTAGGGCGAGTTTCGTCACCACCTTGTTTTGATGTGTTCCCAGAATTGACTCTATATCCATTGTCACCGCCACCAGCACCTGCTATGCCCCCAGAATTTATCCCATGACCTGCATGGGGGTATACTTCATGATCGTGTAACTTCAATTGGTCTTGCTGAGTAACAAGTAAGTTGCCAGCAAACCCTATGCCATCTGAGTTTGCACCGTGGGCACGCGGGAAGTAACCTCGGAAGTCGGGAACATTAGCACCATATAATGCTGCTAGCAATGGGTAAGCATCTGCATCTATAGCACCTCCATCAAGTTCAAGCCAGTTTGTCGGCACAATTTCCAGTCCCCACATCATAATTCCACCCGCAGGCACAGGCTCGAAAGTCAACAATTCTGCAAATGCTTGAGCATCATCGGCAGCTTTTTGTGCTGCGGCTATATCCGTGTTTATTTTCGGTATATCTACATCCACAATAGTATCTATATCTGATTTGTTAACATCAACTTTATTGCTGATAACTTGTTGCGATGCTGTTAATAAATCTACACTATTATGAGTATCTATAGCATAAGTTTTTAAATTGTCAAATTCCCCAACCTTGAAATCATCAAATGCACTTTTATTTAATTTAAAAACTAAAGCATCGCTAAGTACAGAAGTGTCGACTTTGTCATCTAATTCGCTATTTAAAGAATTAAATTTAGTATCTAAATTGGTATTTAACCCAGCTAAATCATTTTTTAAACCCTCAAATTCCCCAGCTTTAAAATCATTAATTGCCATTTCATTAGCGTTAGACTTATCAAAAGCCGAGTTTGCAATAGTTACAATCTCATTATAATTGTCTGGCACTACTGGGTTCGGATTTGGATTAGGCGAGGGGCTCGGATTGGGTGTAGGATTGGGTAGAGGTAGTGAGTCATCTACATTGATATCACTCAAATCTATATCACGATCATCAGTATAAAGTCTCAATCCAAGCACACTATTTCTATATAGCTCAAGCGTAACTCGCAAACCATCGAATGATGTGTATATAATAGGTTCCTCATTGAGATCATAGATAATAACCTTATTAATAAATTTTCTATATGCGTTATCAAAGCGTATCAGTATGCTATTTTTTGTTATTTCAAGAATACTTGTATAGATATTTCTATCTCCGATTTCAGTATCATTTGAAATTCTATTAGACAATAAAATACTTTTGATCGTTATACTTTCATTAGCAAGTAACTTAGCTTGAGTGTCAGCTGATATATTTATTATTTGCGTCATTTTAAGCCCCTATTTTAACCAATCTAAGAGACAAAACTAAGTCTTCAGGTATTACTCTGTTGGGCTTATAGTATTTATTGATAAGTCTCAACCCTGCTAATTCCAACGACTTAGCTACAAGCTCCGAGCAAAACCATTTATCTAAATTATTTTCCCAATCTCTCTTGAATAATCCGCAAGCTATTACTGCTTTATAATCATATTTTTTCCCAACCTGCAAATTTAAAAAGTTCAGTATCAATTCTTTTTGGGCTTCTGTTGGCTTATGCTTAAGAATAAAGCTCTCAATCACTATATTTTTATCGGTTTTCAATTCCTCTGCTGTTTGTTTATACACGCCAACAAATGGTTTAGCACTATAACACATACCATCTACTTCTATCTCTATGTGGCTGAATTGACTGACTGTGAATAACCTAGTAAGCTTAGAAAAAAGGTTATTTGAATAAGTAAAATGTACTTTAATCATTTGCCACCTCCGTTAATTTTTCGTTAAATAATTTCTCAACATCTAAGTTTTGGAAGTCTTCGGCTTGTTTGATAATTTCTATAACTTCATTTTCGGCTGCAAATGATAAATTGATGTTGTTCTGTACGAGCGTGTAGATAGCCGTTATATCGGCTAGGGTTGGAGCTTTTATAGTACCATTTCGCCCCTTGAAAACTAGCGGGGTAGATTGACTCATTACTATCGCACCGAGTATTAGCATCGTTGAACTATCGCTGTAGAATGTAATGCCTTTGTAGTCCACGCCTTTGGTGAGGTGGGTAGTTTTAACTCGCGATACTTCTGCGATTTTTTGCAGTTTTATTTTATATAAATCAAGCTCCCATTTTTTACCATTCCACTGGCAATTTTCAAAAGGTTGCAGCAGAGTATAGCCATCTTTTATATCGCCGATATAGTCAACTTTCTGCTCTTGTTGAGTTTCTATACTGTAAACTTTTTGATTTCTATAATCTTTTTCTACAACCCACTTTTCTCCGTCAAAAATAGCTACTTCATCCTCTTTGACCCCTATTGTTGCTATAGTCGTAGCATTAGCAGGAATAAGATATACATTTTTTTCTAATGGCGATTTTTGTGCCTCTTCTGTGCTTAGATATTCTTTAGTTTCTGCATTGTAATTATATATTTTCATGTTAAATCCTTAGTATTTGATTATGTAGTTCATAGCCATATTGACTGGGCGATTATCCTCGGCTGTTGGGACTTGCTTAGAGGCATCGAATGTAAACCCTAGATTAGAGGGACCCCGACCAGTAGTCGCAGAATTACCATTAGATATATAAAGACCAAAAACACCAGTTGCAGATGTTCCATTTGATCCACCTCCAGCAACTGTACCAGCCATCGGCATTCTGTTTATATCACCTGTAAGATTTCTGATAGCATCCCCTTGTGTACTACCCAAAGCAGCAGAATTACCACCCAGACCCCTTATGAATTTACCCCGTAAATCGGGGATATTAAACGTAGTTGGGTCTATGAGAAAGGCAATGCCATATTCTACGCCATCTAGAGCACTATACAAATCAGCATAAACCGTATTAGATACGGCAGCACCATCACACAATAGAAAACCAGCAGGTGGCGTAGTACCCACACAAGGTAAAATCGTACCGACAGGTATAGTTTGAATGTTATTCACTTGAGTAGTCACACTATTATTTAATTGCGTGAGTTTATTGTCAACTTCCGCTTCTGTGTAGTATCTACTGTCGTGATTGTGGTTTGTATCTGATTTATCATCTAAAAGATTATTAACTTCAAGCTTTTTGTAGTAAGCAGTATCGTGATTGTGGTTGATGTCTGACTTGCTAGCTATAGCATTATTCATAATATCTACATTCACATAAGCATCTGATGGGGCTAAAAGCTCTACATGAGAAGTGTCTGAGAATGTAATCAAGAATTTCATCTCAACTTCTGTAGCTGTTGCATCAAGAGTGAAACTTGGGAGCATACCCCAAGCAAATAGATCTTCTTCATCATCATACAAGAATACTTTGGCTACTATCCCGCTAGCACCGCTAGTATTAGCTATAATAGCTGTTACTATAGTTGTCCTAGGGTTGTTAGGGTCTTCTGCAATTGCGGATATGAGCCCCTTATAAACCTCATCCCCATAGGTTGAACTATCTACAATATCGGAATCTGTCACCGCAAACTCTTTTATTTTTATTA